CTGTCGATCGACGACCCCTTGACACTACCACTACTTTTGGTGGTTATAACGATTTTATGCGCTGCGTGGCTGCAGCTTTACTTGGTGACGATAACACCTTTTCCGTTGCCGATTTAGTCGTTTCATGGTTCAATGCCACTTCCATTTCCGAGGTTTGGAGTGGCTTAGGTATTATTACAACTTCTCCGTGTTACGGTCCTCGCCCGATTCACGAGCTTTGTTTCCTTTCTCATGGATTCACTCGTATTCGTGGCGTTGTATTGCCCATGTTGGCCCCTGGCAAGGTTTTGTCTTCCTTGCTGTGTGGCAGTCGTGTTCGTGATGTCAGATGGCATTTTCTGCGTGCTAGCGCTCTGTTGATAGAGAGCTGGCCCGATGGTGTCGCTCGTGAGGTTTTACGAGGGTATCTGCAATATCTCAACGCGCAATATGGCTCTGAACTCGTTGGTGAGTGTGAAGGAATTCCCGCCGATATTATTCGAGCCATGGCAAAAACTGATACATGGTGCTGGAAGCTTTATGCTGGACAAGAAAATGGGTCGGAAGTAAAATCATTCCCATTTAAGAATCTTCAAAGATGCCACGTCCAAGAAAACAAAAGAAAGCTCCGGCAGTTAGCATTGTGGTTCGACCGCGAATGTCCAACCGCAAAAAGAAGTGGCCTGTAAATAAGTCCCGGAACAAGACTGGAAAGTCGTCCGCGCGACAAGGCGCCCCTAGGCGCGTCAATGGCCTTGTAAATTTATCTCGTTCAGTTGCGCGAGCTCTTGGCAATACTCTGGACAATCCCTTTCGCTATGGGCCTGTTCGGAATTGCTATGGTGGTGCTCCCACTGCCTTATTCACTATGTATGCCCGTTATACTGCTGCTCTTAGTTCAGTTGGTGGTAATGGAGGTATATTTTTAGCTCTTTACTCCACTGTTTCCGCAATTAATGTCTCCGTTGCGAGTGCCACTAATGTCACTCCGACGGGTTCTGCTACTGCTTTTCCGCAGTTGTCCACTGCTCAAAGTCAAATATCCACCGCCCGTGTTATATCTGCTGGCATACACTGGCGTGCCCGTTTGGCTGCCACTGATCGTGGCGGCAAGGTTCGCGCTGGTAACATGCCTAACACGTCTGGCACTGCTTTTTCCGCTCTCACTTATGACGCTATGGTTAATCACAGCTCTAGTGTCGCGGATTATGACAATGGATGGGTAGGCTGGAGGCCTTTAACATTGCAGAATTATGCCAATTTCACCACTAATGGAATTTCATCTGATGGAGTTTCCGCTGGTAATACGGTGCCGTATGTGGTTTTTGTTGGCTTTCCTGCAAATACCATCGTTGATTATGAGGTCATTGCTAATTATGAGGGAAATATCAATCCTTCGATTGTTTCTATTTTTCCAAACCTTATCGGTAGTGGTACTGTTGCGGGTACTTATTGTATTCCCGATGATGCCGCTGCCGAAGCCCTGGCCCTTGCTGGTCAGGATGGTGTTCGTGCCGGAATGGCCGAACAGGTTAAGAAACCTCATTATGCCTCTAATTTTCGTGGAGGCCCGGCTTTGCGTTTCGGAGGTTCTGCCGCTGGCTTTCGCTCGGCTGAATTCCGTCCTACTACCCACCCTAATCAAGGTGAATTTGATGAAAAAGAGAGTGCTCCCGACGATCCGCATTTGCCCCTTAACATTCGTCGAAGGGAGTCTAACCCTTATGTGCCGCCCCATGCCCACCCTACTAATCCTGGGCCTGGATTGCAGCTTCCGTATTGACGAGACGGCGCCACTAGCGGTCCTATTAGCTTCCGTGACCGCGCTGCCATGGTTGTTGGTGGCGTTGGCACTGCGGCTTTAACCGCTTATGCTGCTGGTAGCGGCATATTGCAGTGGCGCAACCGTCACCCTGCATGGGCACGGGCAGGCTTTTCTAGTGAGCAGGATTTCGCTAATGATTTGTTGCGTGAATATGGAGAATCTATAGCTCTAGATTATCAATTTGT